CCAAAACTCAAAGTAATTATATGGGATAGTTTAGATGAATTACTTCTGTTAGGTGAAAAGGAAACTATACGTATATATAACAAGGGAAGAAAGCCGGAAGACAAGATAGATTCTATAAATTCAGCAATGGGTGGCTTCGGAAAAGGATTAGACTATAATATCAACATGATTTTAGATATCATGTGGGAATTAAAAAAGGTTGGTGTTCAGTCATTTATTATTAGCCATACTCGCAGGGCAGATATTATTGATCCTGTTTCACAGGCTACATATTCTCAGCTAACTGCCGACGCTCAGCAGAGATATTTCAACGCCATAAAGAATAAAATGGATGTTGTAGCTATGGCTTATATTGATAGAGATATTGTAACAGAAAGCACTGGAAGAAAAAATATAGTAACGAAAAAGGATGTAACTATAAATAAGGTTTCGGGTGAGTCGAGAGTTATAGTGTTCAGGGACGATAATTACGCGGTCGATAGTAAATCAAGATTTGCAAATATAGTAGACCGAATACCTTTTGATAGTGATGAGTTTATCAAGGCAATTCAGGATGCAATAGACGCAGAACAGGAAAAAGCAGGAATAACCGCAGCCCAGGCGAAAAAGAAACAGGCCGAAAGAGATAAAAAGGAAGCGGTTTCCGCAGCAGAATATTCTAAGTCTGCCAAAGAGAACAAAATTAATATAGAGAGAAATGAAGAGATAAAGGGTTTGATACAGGAAAAGATGCCTGGCCTTGAAAAAGACCAGAAGACAGAATTTAAAGCATTAATGTCAGAATTAGATATAGCGGATTTCAAACATGTCGATGAAATCCCTACAAAGAAAATGGAAAAGCTTATAACGTTTTTTGACTGACATACTTCCTTCTTATTGAGGTGGTAGGTAACCATACTCCTTCCGGCCTACCACCGAACTCTGAGCCGTCGCCAAGAGGTAAGGCACAGGACTTTGACTCCTGTATTCGCTGGTTCGAATCCAGTCGGCTCAGCTTTGTAGGGCTAATGGAGACTTCTATCACTTTATACCATAACTCCCACAACACCTTACCTAACCTACCTAATATCATATATGCTTAGATAGAAGTCGCAGGATCGTTACCTGCAAGCCCTGTTGTCTTCATTGTACCTCCTTTCTTTTGGGCGGCTAACCATGGCCGCCCTGTTGTGAAAATAAAAACAGATTTTGTGTAAATAAATTTGAGGTGAATATGACAGAAGAGAGAAAGCAGCAGAACTTATTAAAAAATCAATGCATAGATTTCTTAAGAAATATTATGGGATATAAACCCAAAATGAAATTACCTACGGTTACTTTTCGTAAAATTGAGGAATATAGAGATACATATGGCTTTGATGTCTTATTAGATACTTTAAAGAAAGAAGAGCAGACAATAATATGGGCATTGGCAAATAAGGATCTACCACAAGAAACCGCCAAAATATTATATATATTTGGCATAATACAAAATAGTGCGGGAGGTGTATGGAGAGAGAAAGTGAAAAAGGAAAGAATGATGAATAGGAAGGAGCCAGAGATAGATTTTGATAATCTTGAAATCAACAATGGGAAACAGAAGGTGAGGGATATATCAGCTTATGTCGAAGAAGACGATTAATCTTGATGAAATACCAAAGAAACTAACAAAGGACAGGGTCATTATAGAGTGTAATTTTATTTTAAGTCTATATAAAGATCCCGAAAAAATATCACACTATAGTAATATAATTAACGGAGAAGACATTATAACAAAAGATGGGATATTCTATTACTCAATTATTGAGAATATGACCAACAGTGGTTATAACGAAATAACAGATATGTCTATTTATACATATATGGAATCCCATCCGGACATGAAAAAACAGTATGAAGAATACGGCGGATATAAAACAATTAAAGAGATTATGGATATTATATCTCTTGATAATTCAGATAAGTATTATGATGAACTCATTAAGAATAATCTTTTAATTCGTTTATATCAAAAGGGATTTCCTGTCATGCAGGACTTTGATAAGTTCGTAGATATGACGGCCGAACAAGTATATGATTTTTATATATATGAACTGTCGGATATTAGCGTAGGAAAGATAGAAAAATTAAAAGTAGAGGATCTTTCGTCGGGATATAAGGACTGGATAGAAGAAATAGATAAAGGCGTACAGGTCGGATATAAGATTAATTCTCCTATTCTAAATTATATGTTGGCGGGTATACATCCGGGAAATCTTACTTTACATATAGCGGGGATAGGGCAAGGAAAAACTACCACGGCGATTATTCTATACGTAATGAGTGTAATAGAACATAATGATGTGCTAATTATATCCAATGAACAAAGCGTAAATGAATTTAGAAGTATGGTTTTATCTACGGTATTGTTCAATAAAATCGGAAAAGTAAAAGGGATGAACAGACAAAAGTTTGTATTCGGAAATTTTACTCCTGAGCAGAAAGAAAAACTTAACGAAGCAGCTGAATGGCTGGAAAAACAGCCGGGAAAAATAAAATACGTTGAAATGCAGGATTATGATGTGAGAAACATAAATAAAATCATAACCAAGCATAGCAAAATGGGATGCGGATTATTTATTGTAGACACTATTAAGCCTTTAAATGAAATGGATGAAAGAGCATGGGCGCAATTCTCCGAAGTTAGTAAAACTTTATTTTTGTTAGCCAAAAAAACTAATACCGCTATCCTTTGTACGGCACAGGCAGTAGCAGAAGCCAATGGGCGTAAATACATGGACTTATCTTCTATTGCAAAGAGCAAAGCAATTGCCGAGACAGCTTCTCAAGTGGTTGGGTTCAGACCATTAACCTCTGACGAGGTTGAAAAGATAGAACCATGGCAATATAGCAGAACAGAAAATGGTGGTGTTAATGAAAAAATTAAAACCACGGTTAAATTAGATCCAGACAAGCATTATATCTGTTTATATATAATGAAAAATCGTTTTGGACCGACAATGCCACAGATTATTTATGAGTTTAATCAGGCATTTTGTAGTTTAAAAGAAATTGGTTACTATCAAAGTGATTATGTCGCTATTGGTAAGAAGTAGGAGGTGCAATTTGATCTATTTTGATCAGGCAAGTTTACAAAAACCATGTGTTGATATGTTTGACATGGGGAATTTATTCAAAGAGGAGTATTGGTACAATCCTTCTGCCGCATATTCAGCCGCAAGTAGTGCTAATAATATTATTGAATGGAACAGGGCGGTTATTGCGGAAAGTATTAATGCAGAACCTGAAGAAATATTCTTTACAAGTGGTTCTACCGAAGCAATTAATTGGTTTTGTAGGAATTTAGGTGATTATGAGGTATATACTACGGCAATTGAACACCCGGCAATACTAAATTCTATAATAAAACCAATATTGATGCGCTTAAATGAGGATACAACCATAAAATGGGAGATTCCGCCCGAGACTTTTCCTATTATTATTACCGCATATGTCAATAATGAGATTGGAACCATATGTCAGTTTGATGAAATGCCTCAAAATAGAATTCTATTCGTTGACGCTACTCAAGCATTCGGACATATACCCATAGACGTAAAGAAAATTAAGGCAGATTTCTTATGTGCAAGCGCTCAGAAGTTCGGTGGTTTAGCCGGAACAGGATTTATATATATTTCATCAGAAATGCTGAATGTTTTCTCTGATGGGAAACATTTTATTCAATATGGAGGCAATCAAGAAAGAGGAATTAGAGCGGGTACATCCAATACGTTTGGTATTAATGCAATGGGTAAGGCTGCTATAGCAAGTTTACATGACAGGCATAATAAAAATATAAAAATATCACATATTAGAGATTATATGTATCATGAATTACTCAATATCCCTTGTGCTCATCTTAACGGTACTTCTAATTGGAATAAAAGATGGGTAGGAAACTTGAATTATAGGTTTGATGGATATAAAGGAGAGGAATTAATGTCTTGGTTTGATGCCAACGAGATATATGTTTCAACTGGATCTGCTTGTCATGCAAAATCCGGCCATCCAAGTCACGTATTAATGGGTATAGGACTAAGTGAGGATGAAGCGAACAGTTCAATTCGCTTTTCATTTAACGAAGATAATACATTAGATGAAGCTAAGAGCGTAATAGAGATATTAAAACAAGGATTACAGGTGCTAAATCATGATTGAAATATCAAATAACAAAATTAAATGCACGATTAACTCACGAGAAGAAGAAGAAACTCCAAGAACGGAGATACAAGAGAAAAAATTCGCAGAAGTTATTGACGCATATAAAAAAGCAGACAAATTATTCGACGAATACAAAAAAGAATTCGGAACTGATAAGAGTGGAATTAATAAAATATTAAAAAGATTAAATGGAGGACACTAAAATGAGGTATTTAAGCGAAGATGGGAAATTATTTAATACAATAGAGGAATGTAAAGAATACGAAAAGAAATTTGTAAATGACGAGCAGAAAAATAAAAGAATTAGTGAAATAAAAAAGAAGTATGAACAGACTCTGAAGATCCTTGATGAAGTTGACAAGCTTGTGGACGCATTTATTGATGATTATCCAGAGTCTTGTATAAAGGATTTAAGTTTTATTATTAGAGGACTTATTTAAGAGAAAAAAAATAAAAATAAATGGTGGGTTTTATGATTAATGTGGATGATTTACAGGAACGTCTGGTAAATAATTGTGATGCTGTAACCACTATATTAATAAAACTCGGTTTTAGTGAAGACATGATTAAATATCATGAAAGACAGAACATGATCACTAGCCCCAGGCCGGAGAAAGGAGCAGATAATCCGAATGGTTGCATAATATATCTTAATTCTTTAAATGTTATTTATACAACACGGGCTTGGTCGGGAAATATTTTTTCTTTAGTAGCAAAAATAAAAGATATATCTTTTCCAGAAGCTTTAAATCTGATAGCAAAATGGATTGGATTTAAAAAAACAACTGATAAAATTAGATTTCCATTTTGCGGGTTTTATAAAAAGATAATTAAAGAAAGAAATTCTGCCATGTTCAACCTTCCTATATATAAGGAGAGTGAATTACCTCCGAGTGACTCACTCTCCTACAAATTCTTAAAGGATGGAGTGGCGCTAACCATTCAAGAAAAATGGGGAATTCGTTATGATCACGAAGAGGATGCGGTACTTATACCTATCAGAGATTATTTTGGACATCTTGTAGGATGTAAGGCAAGGAATAACAATCCTAACTGTTTAGACAGCGAAAGATTTTGGGCATATTTACCATATCAAAAGACGCTTGTGGTATATGGTTGGTATGAAAACTTTAAAACTATTACAGAAAAACAAACAGTTATTATTGTTGAGTCTGAAAAGGGAGTATTGCAAGCCGCATCATTTGGTTGTGGTATCGTAGTGGCCATAGGCGGTCATAATATTAGCCAGACACAAGCAAAGTATATCAAAATGTTGGGAGTAAAAAAGATAATTGTAGCGTTTGACGAGGGAATTTCTGAGGAAGAAATTAAAAATGAGTGTTCAAAGCTTACGATTTCTAATCAAATAATCACAAATAATGTGAGTTATATATATGATAGAGACAATATAGTCTTACCTGAAAACAGTAAAAGTAGTCCGGTTGATTTTGGAGAACAAGGATTAAAAATATTATTAAAGAAAGCGAGGTTTACGTATGAAAACACAGATTAGATTAAACACTATCGACAAAGTTAAGGATTTTATTAATGCGGTACGAGTTATAAATGGGGACATAGATGTGAGCAGCAGGAAATATGTGGTAGATGGGAAGTCTATTATGGGAATATTAAGTTTAGATCTTTCAAATCCTTTAGATGTTTCAATTCAGAATATTGATGAAGAAGAAGAAAAGAAAGCCAGAGAGATTCTTCAGCCGTTTTTGGCATAGGAGTCATTTATGATAAGAAATAACGACGATAGACTACAAGAATTAAGAGATAAAAATATCCCTGTTTATTCCATATCCCGATTAGACTGTATTAACAGATGTATGTACGAAGCTTATCTTACATATGTGTGCAATAAACGAGGAAGAAGTAATATATATGCAATATTAGGGGGAAAGATACACGATATTCTTGAAGGAATTACTAAAGGAACAGCCACAGAAAAAGATTTATTACCGGCAATGTATCAGGAATTAGAAGATTTAGATATGCTCAATATAGAGTTTCCGAAAGGTAAGAACGGAGAAGACACTATAAAAAATAATTGGGTGGCTGATATGGAACATTTTTGTAAAACATATAAATCACCACAGAATGCTACGTTAGAAGCTGAACAATTATTTATTTATAAGACCCCTGGTGGGCATTATCTTCAGGGATATATAGATTTACAGAGAATTAACTATGACGGATCAATAGATATATATGATTATAAGACGAGTTCTTTATATAAGGGCGCAGATATAAAGGAACATGCGAGACAGCTTATATTATACGCATTAGGTAAAGAACAAGAGGGAAATACAGTAAGGTCTGTAAGCTGGATTTTTCTTAAATATGCAAAAGTTGTATTTAAAGGGAAAAAATCAGCTCGTAGTAAAGAGGAAACGTTAATTTCAAAAGTAATTGAAAGAAGAAATATTGCCCGTGAACTTCAACCATATGTAGAGGGAGCACTATCAAAGTTGGGGATGGATGAACTTGATATAGAAATCAAGGTGACCCAGATGTTAAAAACAAATACACTACCAGTTGAGGTTGAAAATTTATTTGAGATTTCACCCTACGTATTAAGTGTTAACCTCACTGAGGAGAACAAACAGGAATGTATTGAATATATAGATAATACAATACAAAAATGGGAACAAATAGACCATACAGATGAAGATAGTTTTCCGCCGAGACAGTTTACAAAATTACAAAAGAATGGTAATGAAGTTCAAGATGTATTCTTTTGTACTGGTTTATGTGGACATTATAATGACTGCCATTATATCCATGATTTTTTAGCAACATATAATAAAGAAGATAATGATGAGGATGATCTGTTTTGAAAAGAAGAAATATAGACCTTGAAGATCCTAATATGTTTAAATATGGTTTAGATGAAGAAATAATATCGGATATATCACAGAATCTTATTGCGGCTACGAATGAAGGGGCAGCTAATAGAGAGATTAATCAATACCACCTTAAAAGATTATCGGAGCAAGCAGAGGGAATGAGCAATGAGGAAGCAATGGCGATGTGTAAACATTTCGATCCTATTGTTTTATTAAGAGCATTAGAGCACCATCTTAATATAGCGACCGATTTTCAAAGTAAGTTCGTATCAATTACAAAAGAAATGGTAGATAAATTAAATGAGTAAGGAAGGAGGATATATGCAGAGAATAACTAGAAATGCATTAAAGTGTAATTTGTGTGGAGATATCATTGAAAGTAAATATACTCATGACTTTCAGAAATGTAAATGTGGAAAATGTTTTATTGACGGTGGGTTAGCATATGTCAGGGCGGGATTTGATAAACCGGAAGATATTGAATGGCTTACCGAATATGAGGATGCTCCAGGATATCATGTTATATATCGTTATAAGACATCACCTTATATAGAGGGAAAATTTGATACAGTTAAATCACCCGATGAAATCAGAGAATTATATTCAGATTTCAATCTCAAAATAAGAGACGAGAATGGACGCACAATTTTAAATGATTTTAAGGAGGATGAAGATGACTAGAGAGGGATATGTTAAATGGGAAATAGAGAATATTATACATAAAGCTTTTTTAGCGGGAGTACAGTATTCCATTAATGCAATTAAATCCAAAGAATCAATTAGCGTAAAGGATGCCGTGGATAATTTTGTTTCATCATATTGGACGGAAGAAACTGAAATAATAAGAGACAATAATAAAGAAAAAGAGGAGGGATAAGATATGTCGTGGTATACATCAACATATGTAGGAATACAAGATAAAGATGGAAAAATATATCCGTTTGGACCTTATGATGCCAACGGCGAGCTGCGTTCCATATATACTCATTCAAAATCCTTTACATCAGATATTAATGGAGAATTTGATATTATAACAGATGACATGGTAACTGATGAATTACGTAATGAAGAAGAGTTTAAGTGGCTGTTAGAAGAAGAAGACGGGAATACAGGTCTCAGGTCTTATTTCGGATATTTATCAGAAGAGAATATTCCAAAAGGTTCTTATATAAAAAATGGATATTGTTTAATCTCTCAAATATCAGATTATTTAGACTCTGATGTATATTGGGAAGAGTTTTATCCTATTCTATCCCCTATGGAATATGCAATGAGAATGGAAAACGAATTAAAATTTGGACCGCCTAAACCTAAAAAAGATGATTTTGGGGAAGAATATACAGAACATAGCTGTTCTGAGTTTTCTTATTTCTCTTGGCCAGATTACAACTGCAGAGAATATGAGGCAGCACTTATGAGAAACGCAATAGATATGTTTGATAATTATAAACTGAGAGATCAGGGGTTTAAGTTTGTCATAATTAAAAAAGAGGGATAAGATGCTTATTTGTAAATGCGATTTTTGTAAAAAAGACATCGACAGATATCATACGTTATATCATTTGCGTGATGTCAACCAGTATATGAGTAAATATAGCACTCTTGATATTTGTAGTGAATGTCTGGATTATCTTACGCAGATATTAAATAAGAAAGGGGAATTATCGGATGAATAATGTTGAGCATAATAAGGAATTAATTCAAAAATATCCATTCTTACGACCTCGAAGTGTATGGTCGGGCGAGCCTGTAAAAGATTATGACTATACATATACCGAATGGGATGCCATACCGGATGGATGGAAAATATCTTTCGGAGATATGATGCTTGAGGAATTGGGCGAAGAACTCACCAAGGCCGGGCTGATAAATGAATTTAGAATTGATCAGATTAAAGAAAAGTTTGGTGAGTTAAGAATGTATACCCACGGAGGTAATAAAGAAACCGAAGCAATTATAGATAAGTATTCACATCTTTCACGAAATATTTGTATTAATTGCGGGAAGCCCGATGTACATATGACATATGGGGGATGGATTTTCCCGTGTTGTAAAGAATGTTGGGAAAATAATAAATATCATACTTCGCCTTATAATGACTTAATTGATGCAGATGATGATGGAAGAATGACAGATCAGATACATAAGAAAATATATTATGCTAATGGGAAGACCGAGGAAGTCTATATTGATATAAAGGATACGGCCGAAAAAATAAGAGAACATTGGAGACAAATACATGATTAATACATCCGAATGTGAAGAATGTATATATGGAACGATTAACGAAGAAGATAAATCTAAGATTATAGTGTATTGTTCAAATAAAGATAAGGAATACTATTTTGGACAATGTATTCCATGTGAAAATAAACGTAAGAAAAATATACAGATTGAAAAGGAATAACAAATGGATGCAATATTAGGAATCATATCAGCTGTATGCTGGATAATCATTGGGATAATTGTAGGATGTGAGTGGTATGGTATTAAAAATAAAAAAGTAGAGATTACAATTACAGCATATACACGATTGTTTTGCACATTTATTTTAGCAATTTGTACGATAATATTAACAACTTGTAGTTATATTATTTAGTAGAGGAGTAACATGCAACGTTACAATAATTATCATAAACACGATCATGTATCAAATATCTTTAGCCCAGATAGCAACGCTCGTGCCGAAGATTACATTAAAAAATGTGTAGAATATGGACATACTAATTATTTCACCACTAATCATGGATCATTCGGAGATATTTTCGAAGCTCGTACTTTATGTAATAAGTATGGGCTTCGTTGTATAGCCGGGATCGAAGGATATATTGTACCAAATCCTTTAGAAAAAGATAAAAGAAATTATCATATTATAGTAATCCCGAAGACTGATACCGCTAGAAAGAAAATGAATTATATTTCTACTCATGCAAATACAGAGGGGTATTATTATAAGCCAAGATTCTTTATTCAAGATTTATTAGCGTTAGATCCCGATGATATATATATTACTACGGCTTGTGTTATGGGGCTCCTTCATGATCAAGATAGTTTTAAATATATTTTTATGCCATTATATGAGCATTTTAAGAAAAATATGTTGCTTGAGGTTCAGCCTCATAATCATATCACACAAATAGACGTGAACAAAAGAGCAGTAAAATTAAGTAAGAAATACGATTTATCTCTTATAGCTGCCAATGATTCTCATTATATTGATGAGAAAGGAAGACAAGAAAGATTAGAATTATTGAAAGGGAAGAATATTAATTATGGGGATGAAGATACGTTTATTCTTGATTTCCCCACCGCAGAAACAATGTTCGACCGTTTTAAAAATCAGGGTATTTTAACAGAAAATGAAATAGAGTCTGCTATAAATAATACTTTGATTTTTGATAACTGTGAAGAAATACAGTTAGATTATTCTATTAAAATGCCTACCATATATCCTAATCTTTCTCCTAAAGAAAGGGTTGATGTTCTTAAACAAATTATAAATAAAAATTTCGCACAAATAAGAAAAGAAGAGAACATTACTGGTGAAGAGCTCGAAAAGTACAAAGAGGGTATTAGATATGAAATGAAAATTATTGAGGACACTAATGATGCAATACATACCGCAGATTATTTTTTGTTTAATACAAAGAATGTTGCCCTTGCGGTTAATAAATATCATGGTGTTTTGACACGAGGTGGTCGTGGTAGCTGTGCTAGTTTTTATATTAATCGTATTTTAGGGCTGACACAGCTTGACCGTTTTAAAATAAATCTTCCTATATATCCCGACCGTTTTGCTTCTACCGCCCGATTACTTGAAAATCGTAGTTTACCAGATATTGATATGAATGTTAAAGAGCAGGAGCCTTTTGTAGCTGCATCAAGAGAACTATTGGGCAAACATGGTTGTTACCCTATGTATGCACCCGGTACAATGCAATTGGCAGAGGCTTTTAGGAATGTATGTAGATCAAAAAATATGCCTTATGATACTTATAATGATGTATGTAAGAATATAGAAAATTATGAAAATGATCCCGAGTGGATTGAATTAGTATCAGAAGCGAAGAAATATGTAGGAACAATTATAAGTGGTTCCGTTCACCCCTGTGCCTTTTTACTGTCAGATAAAGACATAAGATATGAATATGGATTAACTCGATTAGGAGATAATTTGTGTGTGCTTATTACTTCATCAGAAGCCGATGAATATAAAGTATTGAAAAATGATTATCTTATTGTTAAAGTATGGAAATTAATAGATGAGACTTTTCAAGAAATAGGAAGTCCTATATTGTCCGCCAGAGAACTGTTGGAAAAAGTTAAAGATGACGAGAGAGTCTGGGCGTTGTTTTCTAAAGGATTAACATGTACTTTGAACCAAGTTGATTCTGATAATGGTATGCAACAAGCAAAGCAATATGGGATAAAATCTTTTGAAGACGGTGCTTTAATTGCCGCAGCCATTCGACCGTCATTTGATGCATGGAGGCCTAAATTTCTAAATCATGAAGATTATACTACGGGATCTGAGGATTTAGATAATACATTAAAACAGACCAAGCATTATATTCTGTTTCAAGAAAATTTAATGCAGTATTTTGAGTGGCTTGGAGTAACGCCCGCAGAATCCATTGGTTTGATAAAAAAAATCAGTAAGAAGAAAATAAAACCAGATGATTTTAATAAGCTCGAAGAACGTCTAAAGAAGAACTGGGTACGACAAACTGGTTCTGAAAATATGTTTGAAGAAACATGGGAAATGATTCAGGGATGTATGGCTTATGGATTTGCTTCTCCCCACGCCTGTGCCACTTCATTAGATATGCTATATGGGGCATATCTAAAGGTTAATTATCCACTAGAATATTATACAGTTTGTTTTAATAACTATGAGGGGGATGAGGTCAGAACCAATAAGCTTAAAAACGAATTGAGGTATTTCGGCATACAATTGAGTGGAATTAGCTTTAGAAATTCTCGGGGAAAATATTCGTATGATAAAGAGAAGAAAATAATATATAAAGGATTATCTTCTATTAAATATATGTCTTCGAGTGCTGCGGATGAATTATATTCGCTTAAAGATAATCAGTATGATAGCTTTGTTGATTTATTGATAGATATAAAGAAGCTTTCACTTGATGCACGCCAGTTAGAGATACTTATTAAATTGAATTTCTTTGCGGAGTTTGGTGAGATTAACGAACTCCTTGAAATAGTAAAGATATTTGATGTTTATTATGGTAAAAAACAACTGAATATTGATAAGCTAACATTGCCGGTTGAATTAGTATCTAAACATTGTGGGAAACGTACAGATAAGATGTTTAAGGAGCTTGATTCTTTAGGGTTAATAAAGGACATTATACATGTCCAAAAGTTTTCAAAAACTTCTATTTTGGACAAGATAAAATATGAAAATGAGTTTCTTGGATATATACAAACTGTGTTACCAAAAATAAACGAAGATTATTATTATGTCCAAAATGTTAGCGGTTTCAACAATAATACATTAACTCTATATCAAATAAAAACAGGAAATATAATAACTGTTAAAAATAGGAGCAAGAAAGAAATAAAAAAGGATTCTATGGTGAAAATTCCAGAAATGATTGAGGATTTTAAGTGGAAAAAGGACGGGAAAAAATGGATACGAATAGACGACAAAGAGATGGTTGTAAAACAGATAGCCCTGGTAAGCTAACACTTGACAAAATTAAATCAATAGGTTATAGTATTGTCGAGGGGTTCCATAGGTTTAAATTCGAAAATACACCGAGAATATATCGTATTTCCGAGGGAATTTATATAAGATGGAGAAATCTGGAATACATAATATACAAAAAGGATTTATAATTATGTTTGCTACACTATTATTATCAATGAGCGTCGCAATGCCTATGAAAGAAGCACCTGCTCATCCAATACCTGACATGGGTATTATTCGTGAAGAGGTTGTAGTGGAAGATGTAATTGATTCTGAACATTCAGTAGACATAGAACCACAAGAGGCCAGAGTGGATTGCGTGGCATATAATATCCCAAACTATTCCGGGAGAAAATCATATATGTCATGCAATTTATTTGGTCGTAATACGAAACAATATAAACTTCAAGCTATGGCAACCATAGACGAGAATGGGTTTTGCAAGGTTTTCGACAGATATTGCATAGCAGTTGGTAGTTATTTTAATGTTCAGATAGGACAGTTTGTAGACTTATTTCTTGATAACGGTGTTATGATACCTTGTGTTATTGGAGATATGAAAGCGGATCAACATACAGACGAAACAAATATGTTCTCAAATAACGGATGTTGCTCTGAGTTTTTAGTAAACACGACAAAATTAAATAAAGATGTTAAAATATCGGGTGATGTTTCATCACTTCGTCCAGACTGGAAACCACAAGTAAAAATGATTGTAACATATGATTTAAATGCTTTTGACCTAGGAGGAATGTATGAGGTATTTTATTAAATTTAATAATCTTGATGATGTTGAACATTTTGTTGCCACGGTAAATGGATTTGAATGCGACTTTAATGTATGTGATGATTTACATTGTGTTGATGGAAAATCTATAGTGGCGATGGCAAATTTGGATTTAAAGAAAATTTTTTATTTAGAAGCTATAACAGATGATGAAAATCTATTATCAGAAATAGAAACAGCAATATACGAATATATATTATGAGAGGAGGAATAAAGTGAGTAATTACCACAAAATATTTTATTTAGGAGGTGGAATGACAAATCTCTCCAAAGAAGAAGCCAATGGTTGGCGTGATAAATTTGAAGAGTTGTTCAGCGAACAGTACCATGTTAATTTATTTAATCCCTGTCATCATTGGGACGTTGATGATCCTGATGTGAATAATCGTGAAGCTATGAATTATGATTTATTTAGGCTTAGAGGGTCCGATGTATACGTATTAAATTTCAATGACCCAAGCAGCCTTGGAAGTATGGCAGAGCTATCTATTGCATATGAGTTAAGAATACCAGTTATAGGTATTTGTCCGGCGGTTAATATTTATAAATTACATCCTTGGCAGAAGATGATGTGTAGTCATATATGTGAGGATGTTGAAGAAGCAGCTCGCTATTTAATGGATCATTATTGTTTCAATGATTGATGCAGACTTAGTTTTTCAAAGATATGATTCCGACAGAGAAGATGAGTTACGTAAGCTGCCGGTTTGTGACGAATGTAGGAGTCATATACAAGATGAATATTATTATGAAATAAATGGACTTTGGTTGTGTGAAGAATGTATAGAAGCACATAAAGTCTGGATAGAGAGGTAACAGTATGAAGTGTACTTTATATAGTACGGATTGCCCCAAATGCAAAGTCTTAAAAAAGAAATTGGATGATGCTGGCGTGGCGTATGAGTTATGTACTGATGTGGAAATTATGGAAAGCAAAGGTTTTATGCAGGCACCAATGCTTGAAGTAGATGACAACACATTTGATTTTATTAATGCGATTAATTGGGTAAGACACATTGAGGAATAGTAGATGAATATAAATATTAGAACGATTAAGAATTTTGCGACTCAGTATAACAGGTTGCAGGAAGAATTTGGTACTGACATGGCTCGTATCAATGGATTTGATGACGGACAGCTAAGTTATACCGACTTTATTGATAATTTTATAGATGAAAAAACCGTTGCGGATGCCAGTATAGACGGGAATAGCAATGTATCTCATAAAGATATGGTTACTCTATTGAACGAGATGCCTAAGCCGCATAGAAAATTACTGGCTTTCAATAAGATTTATTATGAAATCCATAAGAAATATGGATTTAAGATGGCTAACCAGTGGCTCCGTATGGAATGGATTGGCGATTTATATATGCATGATGCTGATACAAGTTCTTTCAAATCGTACTGTTTCGCTTACGATTTAAAAGATGTAGCAGAAAAGGGACTATATTTCCTTGGTGAAAATTTTAACGCTGTTCCTGCTAAACATCTGACAACATTTGTTGATTTCGTAAAAGAATTTATCAGTTTTTCAAGCAATAGAACGAGCGGAGCTGTGGGTTTACCTAATCTTATTCCATATATGTATTACTTTTGGAAAAGAGATGTTGATTCCGATTATTTAGGAATTGCTACAAGTCATAACGAAACAAAGTACGCCAGACAAAATTTCCAACGTTTTATATATGCAGTTAATCAGCCATATGTTCGTGATGGATCTCAGTCGGCATTTACAAATACTTCGGTTTTTGACAGACCATATTTCGAAGCTTTATTTGGCGGAAGTTTATTTCCTGACGGTTCATTAATGATAGATTTTGAAGATGAAATAATAGAGTTTCAAAAACTCTATATGCAGGTAATGGCTAATATAAGACATGAAAATATGTTTACTTTTCCGGTTAGTACCATCTCTTTATTAAGACAAAACGGAGAATTTGTTGATAAAGAATTTGCTGAATGGGCAATTAAGCACAATATGGAATGGTCGGATAGCAATTTGTTTGTAGACTCTTCTGTTAATAGTCTTTCAAATTGTTGTAGGCTTAAGAGTAATATAGAAGATCTTGGTTACTTCAACTCTATTGGTGGAACGGCACTAAAAGTGGGATCAGTTAAGGTTAACACAGTTAATCTCGCGAGACTTGCATTAGATACTAAAACAGAAGATGAGTATTTAGAAGAGTTACAGAATAGAGTATATACCTGTTTATGTGCATTAGATGCTGTTCGTCATATTATAGAACGCAATGTTGATAAAGGAATGTTACCGAATTTTACATATGGACTTATAGATTTCGAACACTTATATAACACGATTGGTTTTATCGGAATCTATGAAACCATGAAGAAGTTTGGATATACTACGGTTGATGAATTTGGTAATACTTTCTACACCGAAAAAGCATCAGCATTTGGCTCGAAGATTTTTAAAACAATGAGAGAAACGGCTGATAGGTTTATTGCAGAAAATAACTGTAACTATCAGATAAATACCGAGCAGATACCTGGTGAAAGTGCAGCAGCAAAGCTGATGAAGAAAGATAAGTTCTTCTATCCGAAGGCTAAGATTTATGATCTTCCTTTATATGGCAATCAGTTTATTCCGTTAGGAATTACAACAACCTTACAGGAAAGAATAAGGATTGCCTCAGAGTTCGATGGTTATTGTTCCGGTGGAAGTATTCTTCATGTAAACACAGATGCGCCTTTTAATAGCTTCGAAAAAGCATGGAAGATGGTTAATTATATAGCAGATCAAGGTGTGACCTATTTTGCTTTTAATACCAAGATTAGTGCTGATGATAATAACCACGCTTTCTATGGGGATGTTTGTCCGGTATGTGGGAAGCCTGCAAGTACTGAATATACTCGAATCGTAGGATTTTACACACCAATAAAAACCTGGTCAAAAGAAAGAACAGCAGAATATAAGATGCGTAAATGGGAAGAAATGAATAAAACCGTGGAGAAGATAGAATGATTTTAAAAGGAATTATATGGGAAGACACGGTTAATTACAAAAAAATATCCACAACATTAATGTTTCCCAAATGTTCATTTAAATGCGACAAGGAATGCGGAATTGCGGTATGTCAAAATAGTTCACTTGTTAAGGAACAGAATATTGATGTCTCAATTAAAGATATTATTGAAAGATATATTAAGAATCCTATTTCAGAAGCCATTGTATGTCAGGGATTAGAACCTTTTGATAGTGAAAAAGACTTACTGGATTTCATTTCTTGTCTACGTAATGAGTATGAAATTGATGATGATTTAGTAATCTATACCGGCTACACAGAAAATGAGAAGTTAGATATAGAAATGCGCCTACAACAATATAAAAACATCATAGTGAAGTATGGAAGATATGTTCCTAATCAAGAAAGACATTATGATGAACTGTTAGGGATTTACTTATCATCATCAAACCAATACTCTAAGAAAATAAACTGAGGAGGAGTTGATTATGAATGGAATTTAGAAGTATTCCGTCTTTAGGATATGAATATGCTGTAAACGAAGACGGAACAATGTTTATAAATCTTAAAACTAAGAAATATTTAAAAATTATATTAGATATACATCATTCTACAGCCGGATATTATAAAACAATGATTCATATAGAGAGAGAATGATACCAATAAAATTAATTGATAAATAAACCTCTGACATACTTGATTTTGAATCAATAACTGCATGATCAAATTTTTTAGGAGAAAAATATAATAAATCCGCAGGAACAACAAAAGATTGGTTAAAAAAACGGAAGGCATATATTAAAGATTATGATATACAATATGGAACATAGCATAATTAATAAGGAGAGAAATTATGAACGAAGACCAGAGAATGCAATTAATGTTAGATTTTATTCAGATGTCGGCATGGGATTTCAGAAAAAAATACACAGAAGTTGTTTTTGAAGATGGCAAAATTATCTCAGCGAGACTAAAAAACGATAAAAATTAAGTAACAAAAAGTAATATTAAGTAAATTTGCGTGGGCGATTATTTGGTCTTTTTTCGCCCTCGCAAATCCAGTAAATACGCGGGTTGTAGGTGCGCGAATATGAGTACGAAAGGACGGCGAGGAAGAAGCGTGGCGTGGACCAAAAATCGAAACAAAGATGGCGAGGAGTGGAAACTCATCGAAGGAACCGAAGATTTTTATATCAGTAATCTCGGCAGAGTAAGACGCAATGACAAACTTAAAAAGATCCAAGTAGACAGAGAGGGATATTGCCGAGTTCATATAGGGGAAAAGAAAAAAAGATTACACCGCCTTGTAGCAGAGGCATTTTGTCCTAATCCCAACAACCTGCCAGTTGTTGATCACATAGATAATAATAAACAGAATTGTGCAGCAAGTAATTTACAATGGTGTACCGCAAAACAGAATACAGTAAAAGCCGGCAAGGACGGATTAATGTCTGAAAGTGTGGTAAAGCTTATTCTTTCAGTAAGTCCCGAAGACGAGGGTGCATTATATAATAACCAGGCAGAATGCGCCAATGATTTAAACATTCCGGTTAAGAATGTTAGCAAAGCGGTCTTAGGTAAACAGCTTACTGCAGGCGGTTACAAATTTATTAAATTATCAAGTTTCATAGACAAGAGAGAAAAGGAGAAAGAATGAGAGTAGATAGGTATTTAAGCACAACTGAAAAATATAATAATGGACTGAAGAAGTCAGTATATGTAGTTCACACGGACGATGATAATAAGGCAATTGAGGCTGTAAAGAATAGACGAAAAATGAAAGAAACATATGTTGTATATGATGGATTTATTAATCGTAAAGGTGAATTATTCTCGACAGCTGAACAGGGATGTAAAAAAGTTAAAGCGGTAATGGTGGAATAATGAATTTAGAAATTATAAAAGAAACGCTTAATGAAATAATAATAACTTGGAAGCCTGAAAAGAATTGTAACCGTTATATTGTACAAGGAATGACGGACTTGTTTTCCTATAAAACAT